TTCATGTTAAGAAGAAAGGAAATAAATAATGAGTAGAGAATTTGTGGACGCGCTTGCAGCAGGAAATAATTTGGAAGCAGAAAATGTGTTTAAAAATACGATTTCTACAAAAGTTGGCGATGCTCTTGAACTTAAAAGAAAAGATGTATCAAAGGGTTTTGTTTCTGCTAAATTAAAAGATGAAGAACCAGAAGTAAATGACTAAAAGTTTTGATAAAATTTATAGTTCAACTGTATTGGAAAGGGATGAACATAAAAAATCACGGCAGTATAAAAAACTTTCTCCGAAAATGAAGAATGCTGTTGATGAAATATTTGGAATTATGGATTCTAAACCCTCAGATTTCCTAAATACTTTTGAGAAAACTATACGAGAAGTATCAAAAAAGTTTAAAGTTTCTGAAAAAGAACTTATGGATTATTTTGAAAAAGAAATGTTATCAATTTAGGAGTAATGAATAATGGCCTTTAAATTAATTAGACATTGTGGAGGAATCACCGCCTCAACGATGGGAGATGACGCTGCACACGGCCTTTCACTTACAACATTATCTCCTGGCGGAGGTTATAGAGTTAGTGAATATGGTGGAAACGATTGTTTTGTTAGAATTACTAATGAAGGAACTGCGGTTACTGCTACAACTGGACATTATTTAAAGGGTGGAACTTCTATTTTTATAATTCCAGAAGAACGTCCTAAATCAATTTATATTGCTTCAGCAACACTTGCTGATCCGGCTGTTTTATCAGCTGCGGGTAGTGTATCAGATCATGGTTTTATTGTTGGTGATCAAGTAACAATGAAGGATTGTAGTGTAGCTGCATGGAATACTCTTATAACTAATGTAAATGTATCTGCTGTTAGCGGCAAGACTATTACAATTGCTCCTGATTCATCCTCGACAGCAGCTTTTACAACAGGAACATTACGTTCTAATTTTACAATTTCAGCAATTAATGAAACTGGTGGATCAGATGCAGCTATATATGTAGAAGAAGTTGTACAGGGTCATCCCGGCTTATAAGGATAACGTGTTATGAACACAGTAAAATTATTTTCAGAAGCAGTAGAACAGGATGTAGAGTATATCTGCGAAGAAAAAGAAGATGGTAAGAAGAGTTATAAGATTCGCGGTATCTTTATGCAGGCAGATGTTAAGAATCGGAACGGCCGTGTATATCCTTTAGATGTTCTTCAGAAAGAAGTTGCTAAATATAATAAGAATTTTATTAAAGAAAATAGGGCATTTGGAGAACTGGGGCATCCTGAAGGTCCGACAGTAAACCTAGAAAGGGTGTCACATATGATTACCTCGTTGGCCCCTGATGGTAAGAATTTTATTGGTGAAGCAAAGATTATGTCTACACCAATGGGCGCAATTGTAAAGAATCTCATGAATGAAGGCGCAAAATTAGGTGTTTCTTCTAGAGGAATGGGTAGTTTAGACCAAAAAAATGGCGCCAATTATGTAAGAGATGATTTTTATCTTGCAACGGCTGCTGATATTGTTGCAGACCCTTCCGCACCAAATGCTTTTGTAGAAGGTATTATGGAAGGAAAAGAGTGGGTTTGGAATAATGGTGCGCTTATCGAAGCGGAACTTGTAGAACTTCGTCAAAAATTTGATGTTAAAAAACGCCTAAGAGATGCAAAATTTGACGCTTTAGAGTTTGCTAAGTTCCTCAAAAGATTATAATTTATAAATATAACAACAGCAAAAGGTAAGGAGATACATCCTATGTCAGAATTAGAAAAAACAATTGAAGAACTTGAAGCAGAAGTTCTAGCTGAACTTGAGGAAGCGGAAGACCCCACTAAAAAGGGTGCTGCTCCTGCTGAGAAGGCTGATAAAGTTAGCGGTAAGACCCCTGGCGGCGAGGTTGAAGATTTGGGTGGTGCCACTGCCGATGAGGATGACCCTCAAAAGAAGAATATGATTGGTAAGAAGGCCGCCGATAGCGGTGATGAGGTTTCTGGCGATCCTGCTCAAAAGGGTGAAGGTAAACCTGATAAGCCCAAGAAATTAGCAGCAGGGGATGAAATCAATCACGACGGCGAGGCGCTTGCTGAGAGACAAATGCCTAAGACCAAGAGAGAAATGGTAGGCAATCTTACAGCAGCCATGTCTAAAATGAGGAAATCTGAAATGGAAAACCTCTATGCTGCGTATCTCGACAGTGGTGATGAAGCTCCTGAAGAGACAGAGGAAGAGAAAGAAAAGGCTGAAGCAGTTGAAGCTCGCATTAAAGACATTGATGTTAAGGAAGATGTTCATGCTTTGATGAATGCAGATGATAGCCTTTCTGAAGATTTCAAAATTAAGGCTGCAACTATTTTCGAGGCAGCAGTTAAGTCAAAGGTACGTTCAGAGATTGAGCGTATTCACGAAGAGGTAGGTTCTGAAAAAGATAAAGAGATGGATATTTTTAAAGAGGAACTTACGGAAAAAGTTGATACATACCTCAATTATGTTGTTGAGGAATGGACTAAGGAAAATGAGTTGGCAATTGAACGTGGTTTGAAGGGTGAGATTGCAGAAGACTTTATTTCTGGATTGAAACAGTTGTTTGAAGACCACTACATTGATGTTCCAGACGAGAAGTATGATGTTCTGGAAGCTCAATCTGAAAAGATTTCCGAACTAGAAGAGAAGTTGAATGAGACAATGGAAAAGACTGTTTCTCTTACTTCTTCTAATTCTAAACTAGTTCGTGAACAGGTTATTTCTGAAATTTCTGAAGATTTAGCCGATACCGAAATTGAAAAGTTTAAGTCTCTTACAGAGGATGTTACTTTTACGGATGAAGAGTCTTTCCGTGAAAAACTTAATACCTTAAAGGATAGTTATTTCCCGAAAACCCCTGTAGTAGAACAAACTATAGATGATGAAGATGGTAGCACCGCACAGGACGTTGATACGACAGATGCAATGAAATCGTACTTGTCGGCCATCAGTCGTAATCAAAAGGCGAGTGCATAAAACATTATATTAACAGATGTAAAATAAAAAGGAGAAACAAAAATGTTTCAAACAGAACATCTACAAGAAAAGTGGCAGCCAGTCCTAGAACACCCTGATCTTCCACCGATTGCGGATTCTTATAAGCGGGCAGTTACCACTCTCATCCTAGAGAATCAAGAAGCTGCTTTAAAGGAAGATCGTGGTTTTCTTTCGGAGACTGCTCCTACTAATAGTACTGGCGGTCAGTTTGATACTTGGGATCCAATTCTTATTTCCCTAGTTCGCCGTGCAATGCCTAATCTGATTGCATATGACGTATGCGGCGTGCAGCCAATGACAGGTCCAACTGGCTTGATCTTTGCTATGCGTTCCGTTTATACTTCGATGGACGGTGCTGAGGCTTTGGTTGACGAAGCAAATAGTGGTATTTCTAATGATGATGCCGCTGGTAACTTGACTTCTTCAGCTATGACAGGCAGCAACCCGGCAATCTTGAACGATAGTCCTTCTGCTGGTACTTATTTGTCGCCAACAGGTATGACAACTGCACAAGGCGAGGCTTTGGGCGACAGTTCAACTAATGCTTTTGCTGAGATGGCTTTCTCGATTGAGAAGTCAACTGTTACTGCTGTATCTCGCGCCCTCAAGGCCGAGTATACAATGGAACTTGCTCAGGACTTGAAGGCAATTCACGGTCTTGACGCCGAGACAGAGCTTGCTAATATTCTTAGTTCTGAAATTCTCGCGGAAATCAATCGTGAGGTTATTCGTTCTCTGTATATTACTGCTGTCAAGGGTGCTCAGATCAATACAACTACTGCTGGTATCTTCGATCTGGATACCGACTCAAATGGTCGTTGGTCAGTTGAGAAGTTCAAGGGTCTAATGTTCGCTATTGAGCGTGATGCCAATGCGATTGGTCAACAGACTCGTCGCGGTAAGGGTAACATGATCATCTGTTCTGCTGATGTTGCTTCTGCGCTTCAGATGGCGGGTGTTCTGGATTATACTCCTGCTCTTAATAACAATCTTAATGTCGATGATAGCACAACTACATTTGCTGGTGTTATGAATGGTCGTTATAAGGTTTATGTTGATCCTTATGCTGCTAACGTAGCTGCTTCTCAGTATTATGTTGTTGGTTATAAGGGCACTTCGCCTTATGACGCTGGATTCTTCTATTGCCCATACGTTCCTCTACAGATGGTTCGTGCGGTTGGTGAGAATTCCTTCCAGCCCAAGATTGGTTTCAAGACACGTTACGGTCTTGCTGCTAATCCTTTCGCTGCCTCTGGTGCAGTTGCGGCTGGTGATACTGTTAATACCGATGCATCTCTTGATGCAAATACCAATGCTTGGTATCGCAGAGTCAAGGTGACGAATCTCATGTAAGATTGGTTTCTAATAAGAAACTTGACTACAAACTTAGAGGGTGCTGGAAACAGCATCCTCTTTTTTTATTACATATAAATAAACCAATATGATAAAACATCTTATATCAATAGATGATTTAGAAATACAAGACATACAATTATTATTTTCTTTTACAGAAAAAATCAAAAAAGTTCCCAAAAAATTTAGAAACAAATTAAAAAATAAAATCCTCACAAATCTTTTTTACGAACCATCTACAAGAACATCTTCTTCTTTTGCATCAGCCATGTATAAACTTGGTGGTAATGTTATTTCAATTAATGATGTTAATTACAGTAGTGTTGCAAAAGGAGAAAATTTAGAAGATACAATTGTCACTATGGGAAACTATAGTGACATTATTATTTTAAGGTCAAAAAATGCTGGTGATGCAAAGATGGCGGCCGAAGTCAGCACTGTACCGATTATAAATGCTGGTGATGGCAATGGAGAACATCCTACACAGACTCTATTAGATTTGTATACCATTTATGAAAAATTTGGTAGGATAAAGAACTTGACAATTACGTTTGTAGGTGATATAGTAAATGGTAGAACTGTACATTCTCTCTCTAAATCTTTAGAGGATACCTGTAAAATAAATTATTGTGAAACATATAATATTGATAAGTTACCAAAATCAGATGTTTATTATTTGACTAGAGTACAAAAAGAAAGAGGAAGTATAGGCTCGTATCAATTAACAGAGGAACATGTAAAAGAAATGTCAGATAATTGAATTGTGATGCATCCGTTTCCCAGAAACGAAGAAATACCAAGATGGTTTGATCATGATTCCAGAGCTAAATATTTTGAACAGATGAAAAATGGTTTATATATACGAATGGCTCTTTTAATGTTATATAAATAACTATATGGCAACTTCAACATCACCTCTCGCAAGACAACCTGACAAGTTGGATTATGCAAGCCCAACACAGTTTCGTTTTGGTATTCATCAATTACCGAAAGTAGAATTTTTTACGATTGGCGCAAACCTTCCCGGCATTTCAGCTGGTGTGTCAACTGTATCTACTCCATATAAAGACATTCCTACAATGGGGGATAAATTGACATACGAAAATTTATCAATTACTTTTATTGTAGATGAATATTTGGAAAATTATACTTCTCTTCATAATTGGATGACTGGTTATGGGTTTCCAAAAAGTAGGGAACAGTTTTCTACATTTAGAGATGAAACATCAAATACGCCTGCTACACCAAAAGCAAAAACAAGTGCAGAAACAGTTAAACGAGCCACGCCAGATAAAGCAATGTATGCGGATGCATTTATTCTGATACTTTCTAATAAAAATAATCCTATTATAGAAATAGCTTTTCAAAATGTATTTCCTATATCCTTGGGTGCATTAGACTTTACTCAAACTGCAACAGATGTAGAATATATGACGACTACTGCTGAATTTGCGTATCAGATATACGAAATAAAAACATTATAAATATGTTTGAGCAGATATGATAAACTTTAACAAAATATCAAATCTTAGACTTAAATTTTAGTCAATATATACCAAGCAAGAGAGCAATCAAACCCTGCTCACCACTTGAAAGAATTATATTATGAATTTAGACCAGTTAAAAGAAGAAGCAAGAAAAGACCTTATTATTGAAAATGAGGAACAACTTGGTTCTGAATCCCTTAAAAACCAAAAAATTAAATTAAAATATCTTGACCAGAGGTCGAGATTTCAATTGTTGTTACAGAAAACCAATGGCGAATATCAAAGAATGTATCGACAAAAATGGGAATATTATGGTGGTAAAGCTGATGCTAAAATTTATGTGACAAAACCATTTGACCTAAAAGTTTTAAAAAATGATTTAGCAATGTATATTAGTTCAGATGAAGAAATTATTCAGCTGATGGATAAGATTGGTTATTTAGAAACTGTAATAAAATATCTTGAAGGAATTATCAAGTCAATTGATAATCGTGGATGGGACATTAAAAATACAATAGAATGGAAGAAGTTTGAAGCTGGGATGATTTGATGAATTTAGTAAGTGATTACGAAGAATCAGCCCCCCTGCAAAATGTTCATATCTAAAAAAAATGAAGTTTACTTAATTCTAAGTAACTTAGAATTATCAACATCACAAGAAATATCAGAATTTTTTACTTTTGAAGTTCCAGGCTTTAAATTTATGCCCATGTATCGTAATCGTATGTGGGACGGCAAGATACGTTTATTTAGCCCCGGCACTGGTGAAATATATGTTGGACTATTACCATATATTAAAGAATTTTGTTCCAGAAATAAAATAAAATATACAATAGAAGAAGGAGTAGAAGATACTAGGCCTGTTGTTCGCCAAGTTGTCAAAGGTTTCATCAAATCACTTAAACCAAAATCAAAAGGCAAATCACTTAAAATCAGGGACTACCAAATTGCTGCGGTTCATCATGCTATTTCTAATAATCGTGCTCTTCTTGTTTCTCCTACTGCTAGTGGCAAATCTTTAATAATATATTCTTTAATTCGTTATTATCACATGATGGGGCTAAAGACTTTGATATTGGTTCCTACTACTTCTTTGGTAGAACAGATGTATTCTGATTTTGAAGATTATGGTTGGAGTTCAGGAACTTATTGTCAAAAAATATATCAGGGATATGACAGAAAGGTAACTAAAGATGTTGTGATATCAACATGGCAATCTATCTATAAAATGCCTAAAAAATATTTTGAACAATTTGGTTGTGTGATAGGAGATGAAGCTCATTTGTTTAAGGCCAAATCTCTTACAAATATTATGACTAAGTTACATCAGTGTAAATATAGATTTGGGCTTACAGGAACGCTGGACGGGACACAGACGCATAGACTTGTTTTAGAGGGACTGTTTGGTGTGGTAGAAAATATAACAACCACAAAAGAATTGATGGATAAGAAAACTCTAGCAAATTTGAAAATTAAATGTATTGTTTTAAAACATTCAGAAACTACTGGAAAATTAATTAAAAATTATAGTTATGCAGAAGAATTGGAATTCATTACAGGATTGGAAAAAAGAAACAATTTTATATGTGAATTGTTAAAACATCTTGATGGAAACACTCTTTGTTTATTTCAGCTTGTGGAAAAACATGGTAAATTACTACA